GCAAAACCAGCAGTAATAGGGGCCACACGCGTTGCGGAATAGCCCTTCCGTTTTTCCTGCCTCAAAAACAAGCATGGCGACCCGCGGGCGAAAGCCGAAACCGACACCGCTGAAAATCCTCGACGGCACGCAACGCGGCGCGCCGAAGCGCGAACCGTCCGCGCCGGCCGGTGCACCGCCGCTGCCGGATCGCCTGAACGTCGAACCGCTCGCGGTCGCGAAGTGGAATGAGCTCGTTCCGATTTTGCTTTCGATGAATGTGCTCACGACAGGAGACGGCGAAGCCCTCGCGACTTTATGCGAGGTGTACGCTGCGGCCCAGGCGTGCCTCCTCGAGTTGCGGGCCAGCGGCCCGACGATCAAGACCGATTTGGGCGGCGTGAAACCGAACCCGGCCGGCTCTCTCTACAAAGGGCTCGTGAGCCTGCAATCGTCGCTGATGACTGAGTTCGGGCTAACGCCTTCCTCTAGGGTGCGACTTGGCACGAAGCAAGATCAGCCGAAAGACGAGTTGGCAGATTTCTTCGCCCGCCATCAAGGCGGCTGAAAAATCGGGCGTGCTCCCGAGGATCACCGAGGCGAAAGCCGAGACGGTCTTCGACTTCTTCCAGAGCATCCTCCGCCACAGCAAGGGACAGACCGCGGGGCAATCATTCACACTGCTCCCGTGGCAGAAGCACGTACTCGGCAACCTGTTCGGACGAGTTCGCGGCAACACGCGGCAGTATCGCGTGGGGTACATCGAATTGCCCAAAAAGCAGGGCAAAAGTACAACCCTCGCCGGCGTCGCCCTCTACGGCTTGGTTGCCGACCACGAGCCGGGTGCGGAGATCTACGGTGCCGCGTGCGACCGTGAGCAAGCCGGAATCATCTACCGCGAGGCGGCGTCGATGGTGCGCTCGTCGCCAGCCCTGTCTCGCGTGCTCGAGGTGGTGGACTCTCGGAAGACGATCATCCACCGGGCGAGCAACTCGTTCTATCGCGTGCTATCGGCTGACGCATTCCGGGCCGAAGGTCTGAATATCCACATGCTCCTCTTCGACGAGCTCCATGCACAAAGGGACCGCCGCCTCTGGGCTTTCGCCCCTGGCTGATGAGGCCGGGGGCGAAGGCCTAGGCAAAACAAGAGACGCATTAAGGTACGGTGGAGCAGCCAGACGGCAGCCGCTCATCCTGTCGATCACGACGGCGGGCTACGATCGCCGGTCGATCTGTTGGGAGCAGCACGCCTACGCGGAGAAGTGCATCGCCGATCCGGCGTTCGACCCGTCGTTCTTCGGGTGCATCTACGCGGCCCCGCCCGACTGTGCCGCCGATGACAGTTGGAAGGAGCCGAAAGTGTGGCGGATGGCGAACCCTTCGCTCGGGGAGACGATCACTGAGGAGTCGTTCGCCGCGGACGCCCGCGAGGCGGAGCAATCACCGACGAAGCTCAATTCATTTTTGCGATACCGGCTCAATGTCTGGACGACGCAGGACACGAGGTTCTTCAAGCCGGATTCGTGGGCCGCGTGTGGGCAGCCGCTCCGCGAGTTCGGAGATCGCCCGGTGTATGCCGGTCTCGATCTTGCAAGCACGTATGACCTCACCGCCCTAGTGCTCGTGTGCCCAGACCCGAGCGACAACTCAATCGACGTGCTGCCGTTCTTCTGGATTCCCGAGGCGAACGCCGCGGAGCGATCCCAGCGGGATAAGGTGGACTACCTCGGGTGGATTCGCGACGGGCACATTCGTGTGACCGAAGGGAACGTCACCGACTACACCGTTTTGCACCGTGACATCCTGCAAATCTGCGAGCAGTACCGGGTGCGGCGGCTGGCCGTGGATATGAAGTTCAACGGGCAGATGCTCGCGAACATGCTGCAAGGGGACGGGGTGGACGTGGTTGGATATCCACAAGGCGGCCGCGCTATGAGCGCGCCGCTGAAGACCCTCGAAAACCTTGTGCTGTCGGGTCGCGTGCGGCACGCGGGGCAGCCGGTGTTTTCGTGGAACGCGTCGAACTGTGCGGTGGCTGAAGACAGGCACGGCAACATCTACCCGAGCAAGGCGAAGAGCACCGAACGAATCGACGGCATTGTGGCGTGTTGCGAAGGCATCGCCGCATGGATGGCTGCCGAGCAACAGCCCAGCGGCACCCCCGAGATCTTCTTCCTATGATCGCCTCGAACTCCCAGCACCGTATCCTCTGGCTCCCAGGCGAGGAGCGTATGTGGGACGAGGACGCCGGTTCGCGTTCCGCCGCTGGCGTGCGGATCGACTCAAACAACGCTCACCAAGTCGCCGCCGTGTTCTCCTGCCTCCGCGTGATCGCAGAGACCGTCGCGGCCCTCCCGCTCCACGTGCTCGAGCGGACGCCGGGCGGCGGGAAGCGGATCGCCCGCGAGCTGCCGCTGTACCGTCAACTGCATGCGCAGCCGAACGGCTGGCAGACGAGCTTCGAGTGGCGTGAGCAAGCGGTGTTCCACGTTGGTCTTTGGGGCGACGCGTTCTCCGAACTCAAGGCCGGGCAGATCGTGCCGCTCCATCCGAGTCGCATGAAGATCGAGCGCGTCGAGAACGGAGCGATCCGCTACCGCTACCGCGAGGACAAGGGCTCGGAGGCGATCTACTCGAACGACCAGATCCTCCAGATTCGCGGCCCGTCAGATGACGGCTTGAACGGGATGCGGATCGTCGAGGAGTGCAAGGAAGCGATCGCGTTGGCGAGAGCGTGCGAAATCCACGGTGCTCGATTCTTCGCGAACGGTGCCCGGCCGGGCTTTGTGCTCTCGACCGACGGCAATCTCAACGCCGAGGCTCGCGAGACGCTGGCGAACCAGTGGGACCGCCGGCACGGTGGCCCGTCGAACGCCGGGAAAACGGCGGTGCTCACGGGCGGGCTGAAGCCGTACCAGTTGCCGCAATCGAGCAACAGCGACGCGCAGTACTTGGAGCTCCGCGAGTATCAGTTGCGAGAGATCGCCCGACTGTTCCGCGTGCCAGGCCATTTGCTCGGGCTTGGTACGGGCAGCCCGCAAGCCGACATCGAGTTCGTGACTCACACGATCCTGCCGTGGCTGCGTCGATTCGAGTCTGCGTGCACCCGTGATCTCATCTCGGACGACCGCTACCTCGTGGAGTTCGATATTCGCGGGCTCCTTCGGGGCGACGCGGCGAGTCGGGCGTCGTTCATGCGATCGCTCTGGGAGATCGGCGCTCTCAATACAGACGAGATCCGCGAACTCGAAAACATGGACCCGGTCGAAGGCGGCAGCGTCCGCTATCGCCCGCTGAATATGGGGACGCTCGGGGCACCGCCTTCTGTCGAGGACGTGCTCGCGCAGCAGGAGCCCGGCAGCGGCATCGACGGCCAGGCGGTCGAAGGCGGCGTGGCGGCTGCGGAAGGTGGGGCGGCCCCTGCCGAGCCGGCGCAGCCCGAAGCTCCGCAGATCGCCGACGTTTCGCTCAACGGTGCCCAGGTTTCCAGCCTCTTGGAAATTGTGGCTCAATACAACGCCGGGCTCCTGAACGAGATGGGGGCGAAGGCAATCATCGCCGCCGCGTTCCCAGGCGTGCCAGCCTCGACGGTCAATGCCATCATCGCCGGCACGAACACGACGCCGATTGCTTTGCCGCCGCAATCCGGGCAGCGCGACGCCGTGCCGCCGGAACCGCCCGTCATCGAAAACGACGAGCAGCGTGCCGCCCCCGCCGCCGTGGCCGAAGGTGACTTCGTGTCGTGGGATTCGTCGGGCGGGCGTGCTCGCGGGCGGATCGACCATGTGATGGACTACGGCACGCTGGACATCCCCGGCACCGACTTCAAGATCGACGCGACCGAGGAAGATCCTGCCGCACTCATCACGGTGTACGAAGAGGTGAGCGGCGGATGGCGGGCGACCGAGACGCAGGTCGGGCACAAGGTGGCGACGCTCACGAAGATCGACCCGCTGCCCGAGCCGCCGCCGGTCGAGGAGAAGGCATACAGCAAGCCGAAGCGAAAGGGGCGGAAGCGTGGCGGCTAAGTATGACCACATCGACTTCACGCCGCCGGGTGGCGTCCGCGACGAAGCCGCGAAGGGGCTCGCGTGGCGCGACGAGTTCAACCGTGGCGGAACCGCCGTTGGCGTTGCTCGCGCCCGCGACCTGTCGAACGGAACGAACATCAGCCCCGACACCGCGAAGCGGATGGCTTCGTACTTCGCCCGGCACGAGGTGGACAAGCAGGGCGAAGGGTGGAGCCCCGGCGAGGACGGCTTCCCGAGCGCGGGCC